GCCCCAGATCTCGACCCCGCTCACGAGCAGCGGACCCGGGTACTGGCGCGAGAAGTCGAGGCCCGTGCGCCCGCCTCGCGCGTCGAGCAGCAGGCGCCGCAGGCTCGCCGCGTTGCTGCCCGGGAAGTCGATCGCGGTCGCGCCCGGGTTCGTCCCGGTCTTGACCTGGAGATCGCGTACGTACTCCATCGTCGCGGCGTTCTTGGCCGGCGGCGGCGAGCCGAACAGCAGAATCGGACGCTTATTCAGCGGGTCCTGGAAGCCCACAGCGCCGGACGTCAGCCGAATCGTGGTGACGCTCGAGCCCGCACCCACGAGCTGCACGTTGTTGAAGAACGCGCTGGCTGGGTCATTCGGGTCCAGCCGGAATGCGAGCTGGTCGCTCACCACGCAGGTTCCCGCCGGCACCTTCAGGACCGCCTGGCTGGGCAGGATGCCGTCTCGCATCGCCTTGATCGCGGCCTTGAAGGCCGCGGTGTCATCCGTCACGCCGTTGCATGCCGCGTTGTACGGCGGGGCCGTGACGAGAATGCCGATGTCCGCGGGGAGGACTTCGGCATGCGCAATGCCCAGGCCCATGAAGATCCCCCCGAGGAACCCTGCGAGCGCAGTCCGAATCATGGTTCTCCTTGAGTGGGAGGCCGGAACTCGGGGGGTTGAGTTCCGGCCTCCGATTCGCGGGTGAGGAGAAAAATCAGCCCGTACGCTGGTTGATGGTGTCCGCAAGCTTCCGGAGCGTGGTCACCACCTCCACGTTGGGCACCGTGTCATCCCAGAGCACGCGCACCTTGTTGGTCAGCGTGAGCGCAGTTCCGTCCTGGATCGAGACCGTCGAGCTCTCGAAGGCCGCGCCCTCCACACCGACATCGATGAACTTCTTGGCCATCCGATCAGGTGCCCAGGATCCACTTCACCTCGGCCAGGAACGAGTTCGCCGTGGTCGTGAAGCTGGTAGAGGGCGTGATGCAGATGTCCCAGATCTCGTTCGGGTCCTTCGTGAAGGTTCCGTCTCCGGTGTCGGCCATCTTCCAGAGGTAATCGCCGCGCATCATCTTCGTGATCGTGCCGGCCTCGATCAGGGCATCGACCCGCGCGCCGCCCTTGGCCAGAGCCGAAGCGAAGAGATCGGCGTCGATCACGGCGCCGCCCAGGCCCTCGGACTTGTAGAGACCGACGTTGTAGGCGCCGGCCGCTGCCTCGCCGCCGTCGCTGATCATGAGATCGATCAGCCGTGCGCTGGAGGGCAGCGAGCAGAGCCGGATGACGTCGGTCGTGAGCGCCAGAGCCGTCACGTGCACGATCTTGTTGAAGGTCTTCGAAGCGCCCAGACCCACGTCCGGGAACTTCGACGGGTCGCGCGTGGTCCGGCTGATGCCGTCGGAGCTGAAGTGATCGGAGTAGTAGGTTGCCATGGGCTTAGACCTCCGTGCACTGGCACTCGATCACGCGGCCGTTCTCGAGTCGGGTTGCGCCGAAGAACGCCGTGACCGCGATCTGCCAGCTCTGCTTTTCCGGGAGCCAGTCGATCGGAGTCTTCACGTCCGACCACATCCCGAGGTACATGCCGCTCTTCAGCCAGGCGACACAGCTTCGCGTGGTGCTGGACTTCGTGAGCCGGTTGCTCACGATGAAGTTGAAGCCCAGGAACTGGTTCAGGCGGCCCTTCACGAGCACCGGCAGACCGTCGCGCGTCTGGTTGTAGTCGCGGGACGAGACCTGCGTCTCCGCGAGCAGGTTGTTTTCCTGCTGCGGACCGATCGCCATGTAGAGCTCTTCCTCGTCGAGGTCCACATCGGCGGTCTGGAACTTCTCCCGGATCAGCCGCAGCTTCTGGATCGTCATGCCCACGCTGCCGTGAACGATCTGGAAGTTGGTGGTGTCGAAGGACTCGGAAGCCGTGCCGGTCTCGCCGGTGATCGCCGCGCCGAGAAAGGCCGTGTTGATCACGGTGTCGATCTTGCGATTCGCGCCCTTGCGCAGCGCATCGGCGAAGTTGCTCTTGGGCGAGATCAGGACCTCGAGCTGGTCGAGGTCGTCCAGGATCTTGCGGCTTCCGAAGCGCGTCGGCGCGACCCAGCGCCGGGCGAGCGGGATGTCCACGAGATCCAGGTCGGTGCCCCGGCCCGTGCGCTCGAGCAGTTCGGCCGTTCCGTACTGGTCCACCACACTGGCCTGCTTGCCGGTGTGCGTGTTGCCTTCCATCACGGCGTTTCGAAACTTCGAACGACTCTGCTGCAGGAGCGCGTTCACGCGCGCGTTGAACTGGAGAATTCGCCAGTTCTCGATTTGATCGGCCAAGGAGGTTTCCCTCGAGTCTCCCTCGGAGACTCACAACAAGGCGCAATGCGCCTCTGTCGCTTGGGCTTGTGCCGCCGAAGGCGGGGCCGCACGCAACGATTCGGAAGACGGCTGCCCGGGCTTGTGCCGCGCCGCCGGAGCGCGGGGCCGATGCTTCGAAATCGCCGGCCCGGGCAAGAGACGCCCGAGTTATGCGGCTTGAGGCTACTCAGCTCTTCGGCGACCTGGAACCGATGACGCCGACACTTTCCGCCCCGAGGGAAAGACAAGCACAGACGCAAACCTGCGTCAATGGATCAGCGCTGCGGCCCTCCCGCGTTGAAGCGCGGCGCTGCGAGCTTCGCCAGCCGGTCGAACTTCTCCATCGCCGATGCGTCACCCTTGTGCACCGACTCCATGAAGGCCGGATCCTGCGCCAGGCGCTTGAACTCCACCATGGCCGCGTCCGGCGTCATGCCGAAACCCTGCGCGGGCTCGCTGCGCTCGGCCGAGCCACCATCCACGAAGGGCGCCTCGGCAAGACCGCGACCGAGGAACGCGAACATCTTCATGAAGCGGCGGTGGCCGAGCTGGTTCTCGATCTTGGAGAGGTCTTCCTGAAGCGCCTCGGCCCGCTCGTAGCCGATCGAGTTGTACATCTTCTGGACGATCTGCTGCGCAAGCCCGACGTTGCGATCGTATTCGGCGCCCCATTCGCGCCGCAGCTCCGCCTGCGCGATCTGGCTCTCCTGGTTGTACTTCGTGTCCGCGGCTTCCTTCTCCGCCTTGCTGCGCGCTTCCAGCCCCGCGCGAATCTCGGTCACCTGACGCTTGCTCATGCCTGCGTTGTAAAGAAGCTGCGCCAGCGCCGGATCGATGTCCGTGGCCTCGTAGCCTTCGGGCTTGGCGGGACGGCCGATGCGCCCCCCGGTGCGCTCGTGAAGCGCTTCCAGGAACTTGCCAAGCGAGTCCGAATCGTCGTACTTCTCGGGCAACTCCAGAATCCGGTCGCGCGGCGTGCGCTGGATGCGCTCCAGCTCGCGGTAGCTCTTGTAGAGATCCTCGGGGCCCTTCCAGCCCTTGCTCTCCACGTAGCCCCGCTCGGACTCGGGATACCAGCTCGGCGCGGCCGGCGCGCCGTTCGGTTGCGTTCCCGGATCGACCCCCAGATTCGGTGCCATCGCCGTCATGCTGCCCCCCGTTCGTGATGCGCGAGATACCGCGCCATGATCTCGATCTCCTCATCCGAAAGATCGAGGTGATGCCGAATCACCTTGGTCCAGAGCTCCTGCTTGCTCGCCAGCGCCACGGTCCGCAGCGGCTGGATCTCCCCGTCCTCCCCCTCGGCCACGAGCGACTCCTGCGCCCGGCAGGCGCGCGCGAGGTAGGCCAGGACCAGCCGCTGCGAGCGGTTGCGCTCCGGCTCGGTCGCCCCGAAGACGTCCCGGAAGCTCGCCCGCATGAGCTGCAGGTCATCGAGCTCGCCCTGCGTCTGCAGCCTACGGGGCGCCACGGATCTGCCCCGCCTGGGCGGCCTGCTGCAGCGCCGCCGTCGCGTCCTTGGCCCCCGAGGCCCCGGCCTGGAACATCGCGAGCTGCTGCGCCGCCTGCTGCTGCTCCTGCTCGGCGGCGACGAGCGCGTCGATCTCTTCCTCGGTGCGGATCAGGCGCGAAGGAGCGCCCTCGTAGTCCGCGATCTCCTCCAGCGCCTCGTCGAGCTTCACCTTCTTGGCCGCGCGCGGGTCCAGCGGTGCCAGTGCGACCGCCAGGTCGATCACGTTCCGGATGCCGAGCGCCGCGCGCGACTTCTGCAGCCGGGCCGCCTCGGAGACGTACTCGATCTTGTACCCGGCGCCCGCCTCGACCACGACCGGCGGAGGCGGCGGGATGCGACCCTGCCGCGCCAGGATCTCGAACACGCACTCGACCTCGGGGCCGAGGCACTCGTTCTGGAGTCGCCCAACCTCGGGCGCAATCAGGTCGCCCTTTTCCTGCGCGGCCTGCAGCACCTCGGTCGCCGTGCGCTGGTGGGTCGGGTCCTCGAGGATCGTGCGGAAGAGGTCCACGAGGAACCAGCTCCGCGTGACCGCGCGCTCGCCCTCCAGCATCTCCTCGTGCATGCGGAAGTCCATGCCGGAGACCAGCGGCTTGATCATCTCCTCGCCGCGATCGTTCAGGCCGCCCGGATTCAGGCCGCCGGGCACATTGCGCACCCGCATCGAGCTCGCCCCGAAGATGCCCTCGTGCGGGAGCAGGAGAGGCGGGTTCACGGCGCGATGACCCGCGGAGAGGCCGGTCTTCACCATCTCATTGCTGGTGCGCGCGTGCGGCATGGCCATCATGCCCGGGGAGCGCTCGTAAACCTCGCTCGGGGCCACCGTCCAGCGGCTGTAGAGATACCGCATGGTCTCGAAGCCGCCAACCTCGATCACGCGCTGCTCCTCGGCGGCGAGGTAGAGCGAGAGGTATGGCTTGGAGTCGGGCCCGAAGCTGTCCGGGTTCACATCCTTGCGCGGCTGGACCACGTGCACGAACTCGAAGCGCTGGTCGGGCTTGCCTGCGCCGAGCGCCTGCTTCACCTTCTCGCCCGCGCCGTCCCCCCACTGCTGAAACGCTTGGCGCGCGCTCATGAACCAGACCCGGTAGACCGTGTCCACGCGCCCCGCGAAGTCCACCTCCACATAGAGCTCGTTCACGTGGCAGTAGCGATAGCGGAGCCCCCCGTCCAGGCGTTCGCCCACGAAGAGCGGAAGGCCGCCGAAGGCGCCGAGGGACATGTAGCCCTCGTGCATCTGGCCGTAGAAGTTCGCCTTCGCCTTCCCGCGCTCGTCGTCGAAGATGCGCGTCAGGTGCTCGAACCAGCGCTTGGCCGACGGGTCCTTGTTCAGCTCGTCGTCTTCGCTCTTGATGTGGCTCCACACCTTGGAGCGCGGGGTGTTGATCGACTCCATGATCGCCGCGAAGCGCCCAAGCGACTGTGCGGCCGTGGCGTCGAAGATCTTCTGCGTCCGCTTCTCGCCACCCCCGTAGCCCGAGATCGCCTGCGCACGGCCCTGGAACTCGTCGGCGTGCGGCCACATGATCTCGGAGACCTCGCGCCAGTGGCTCTCGAAGCTCGAGCGCTGGCCCTTCAGCGCCTCCAGCCGGCGCAGGTACGCCTGCGCGTCATACCGCTCGTTCCGGTTGCGATACTCGCTCATCTGCGCGACTGCGGCCATTTCGTCCCCTTGAGAAGGGCAAAGCCCCTTATCCGGCCCTTCGAATCCTCTCAGCCTTCTTCAAGGCGTGCATTCGAGCGTTCGAGATGTCGTTACACGCTCGGCATCTTCGGGATCGACGGCCCTCTCGGACTCGCCAGATCGTATTGGCAGAATCAAAGGTATGGCCATGAGCACAGCTCGACTTGCGAGCGTTCTTGGCGCACGGACCTTCGCCGCGTAGCACGTTCTCGCTACTCGTCACTGGCTCCAGATGATCCGGGTTCACGCAGGAACGATTGCGGCAAAGATGATCCAGGGTCAGACCATCCGGAATGGGTCCTCTCAGCAGCTCATAAGCTACGCGGTGAGCGCGCTTTGAACTCTTTCGATACCGCCAAGCACCATAACCTTTGGCCGTCTTTCTAGCTGTCCAAAGCCAGCATCTATCCGCCGGCTGCGCAGAAACCCGCGCCATCAAGTAATCAATCGCTGTACTCATCTTCGCCATCCCGCGCGCTAGCTAGGCGCGCGTTGTGGAGCTATGTCGAATCGTTACTGTGTGTCGGAGTCGAACGCCTTTCGGATCAGATCATCGACTGCACTATTCTGTTTCACCGGCCGAACAACGCCGTCCGCACCCATGACTCCGAGCCGCATTTCGCCCGTGTCGGGATCCTCGTAGGCGTAGTAGTCCAGATCCTCCACACGATGCGCACGCAGCTTCTCGGCCACCTCGCGCAGCTTGGCGGCGGTCAGCCCTTCGCCGCTCATCCCAGCGTCCCCGTGAGGCTTCTTACCCCCACATTCGCCCGACCCGGGATGCCCAAGGGGGTCGTGAGCTGCGTCGCCCCGCGGCCACGCCCCGCGGCCTTGCGTCGCTCGCGGTCGGCTGCGGCTGCGGTGTCGGTACCCGTGTTGACCGAGGGCGCCTTGATCTTCGGAACGTCGATCGACCCCGCGCGCTTCGCCGCGAGCAGGTTCGGGGCGCCGCCGACCGCGGCCAGGGTCTCGGCCCCGGCCGCCGTGCGGCCGGACGCCTGCTTCCCGGTCTCGATCGAGCTGCCCAGCGCCTTCTCGGTCGCGGTCTTCGCGATCCCGGCGGCTGCACCCTCGGCCACGCCGGCCTTCAGCGCGGCGGCCTTGGACGCCTCGAGCACGCCGGCCTCGATCCCGGGCGCGATCGCCCCGGCCCCGGGTGCCGCCAGCCCGCCGAGCCCCGCTGCGGCACTGCCCGCCGCCGAGCCGGCGGAAGCCGCCGTGGCTCCAGCGCCTGCACCTGCACCCGCACCGGCAGCGCCTCCCGTGAGGGCGGCCGCTGTACTCGCGGCTGCCGCCTGCGCAGCCTGCGCCGCAGCGATCAGCGCACCTTCGATGATGCCCACGATCAGTCCTCCTGCGAGCCCAGGCCCGCCAGACCGCCGATCGTGCGCACGGCCGAGGTCAGAGCCGACCCGCCCACGAACCCGGCGGTGGCGGTCACCTGCTGCTCGACCGACGGCGCTGCATCCGCCTGCAGGGCCGCCAGCACCATGCACACCCCGATCACGCCCAGCACCCGCATGTCAGTCCTCCGGTAGGTCGTAGTAGGGCCCGATCGCATCCTGCTGATCAAACCCCCTCGTCCGCAGGAACCGAGCCCAGCCGGGGTAAAGAGTACCAAGCGGCGCGTAAAGCCGCGACGCGCCGAGC